GATGCCAGCCATTTCGGGCTGCAACATCGCCACACCGAACAAAGTATCCCACCGATACTTGGTCTTCTGGGTGTTGATGTCGAACTGCTTCTGCATCACCAGTTCAACGCCCTGATCGGTCGTTGCACGCATGATGTCAGCACCAGCATCAGTCGGGATCGCCAACGATGCGGGCAGCAACTCGATGGCATCGCGGTGCCAGAAGCAGTTCACTGCTGCGGTCACAGTGTTCAGGAAGGTGATAGCCGCGCCGTTTGCAGGCGTTGCGGTCACGTTCTTATACTGCGCTTCAGCATCGGTCGAACCACCATTCGAGATGATCGGCGGGCTGATCGTAACCACACCCGAACCGCCCGAACCAGAGACGATTGCGGTGATGCGGAAGGTCTTCAGAACGCCAGTGCTTTGCTTGGTGATGTGGTGGACAGCAAAGACGTTGGCAAGCGTGAACGCATCGCCGACCTTAACCGTGCCGCTGGTGACAGCGATGGTCAAGTTTTGGTAGCGGTTGTCAACGTTCGCAACTTCACCCGTCGAAGCCGTTGAGGTGGCTTTGGGGGTGTAGTATTGGTTAGCGCCGTTAACCGTCACAGTCACACCAGCAGCCGCCGTCAGGCGGGTTGCATAGTCCATCTTATAGGTCTGGAAGCCAGCCACTTCACCAACGTAAGCGCGACGATATGCTTCGGTCGGGATTTGGATCATGGTCTGACGCGCAGCCAAGTCAGCAGCCATTCCGTTGTAGTCACGGGTGGACAGCGCATAGTTGCGGTCGCTCATCATCACGCCCTGCTCGTTCATCAGAGCATCAACCTCTGCAACATCAGTGAAGCCCGATGCAGCGGTGGTGCGCTTGGAAACGATAGTGCCTTGGTTAGAAGCAACAGTCAGCACGGCCACGTTGATGTCAGAAGCCAGCTTCTGAGCAGCAGCCTGACCCAGACGGTTTTCCTGCAACTGGTCGCGCAGTTCTTTTGCGGTCAGCAGCGCCGTCGAGTGCTTCTGGTAGCCAATGGTTGCAGGCACAGCAAGCTGGGTCGAGTCTTTGAAGTTGGACGTAGCGTCCGAACCATCAAACGACTGTGCGATGTAGGGTTCAGGGCGCCAGATGGTGTCCGACGAACGCTCCATCTGTTGACCGTTGGTGTTATACTTGGTGACCAACGACGACAAGACCAGTGCGTCGTTAAAGCCTGAGAGGATGTCTTCGAACGCTACGCGCTCTTCTTTACTAAACGAGTTTGCCATTTGGCATGTCCTTTATGGGTTTATGCCGATTGCTTCTGCTTCTTGTACTGGGTCACTTTCGTGTAATTCCCAGTCCGTTCAGCTTCTGCTCTCAGCCGTTCTAGGGTGCCGTCTACCGTGCCAGAAGGACGGCCTGTGCCGCTGATCTTCTTTTCCGGCGTGGATGACGCCTTGCGATTCGTGACTTTCAAATTGGTCTCCAACTTGGCCACCGCAAAGGCGAACTTTACGGGATCGGTGATTGAGGCAAGTTCCTTCGCTTTCTTTGGGTTCTTGCCCAGAGCATAAACGAGCAACGCGGGGTTTTCCGCACCTTGCACGATCATCCCCTGCTGCATGACGCTTAGGGTGTCTTGGACAACTTCTTCTGCGAAGTCATAGTCCCTGACCTTCAAATCTGCCTTCGCAGAATGATACCCTTCCAGCTTCTTCTCCCATCCTTTTTGAACAGCTTCCTGTTCAGCCCGGACGGATAGTTGCCTATCGTCATGCTGGCGCTTCTTTTCATACCACGCCGCAAGTGCCGTTTCATATCGTTCGGTGTCGTAGTCGACCGAATCTAACGTGGGCTTCTGGCCTAGTGGCTGTTGCGCGGGTTGTGTCCAGCTGCTGCACCTTCTGCTCAAGGTCTTTCGCTCGACGCTTTTCCTCACGATATGATTTACGAAGATCACGCACCCAGCCGGGAGCGCTAACTTCCTTCTCGTCTTCGGGGTCAGGCGATTCCCCATTTATGCTGACAACAACATCGTCTTCTTCGGTCTCGGCCTCAGTGTCGATTTCTTCCTCTTCAGGTTCTTCGACTTCCGGCTCCTCAACTTCATCTAGATCGTCGTCAAATTCTGCCTTATCTTCGTCCATTCGATCCTCATACAATTCTCACCCATTAGAATGTGCGGCTGGGCGGTTGCCGCATTCCGGGCGATACCACTTCTTGAAGTGCCTTCGCCGTGTTCAATACGCTGTCGCGCTCTTTCTGCTGGATGCCAGCGAGCACTTCAACGGTCTTGGCTTTGGTCTCTTCAGCCCGTGCCAAGGTGTATGCTGTGTTGGCCTGCGCCTGACCCGCTTTGGCCTGCGCTTCCATTGCTGCCGCCTGCAGATACTGCGCTTGCGGATCTGGTTGTTGCTGTGACTGCGCCTGTTGCAGTTCCTCTAGCAATGCCTGTTGTTCTTCTGCTGTTGGCTTAACCACGCCCATCTTGATCAGACGGTTGCGGAAGAAGTCGCGCACGTCAGAGATGCCTTCGCCTTCCATGTTCAACATCGCCATCGATCCAAGCACCTGCTGTGTCTCTGGATCGGTTGCCAGTTGCATCATGCCCATCAGCGACCGAACAGTGGCAGCGCGTCTGGATTCCGACGATGGCCCGACCTCAACCGCAACGTCAAACTTGGCTTTGCTTAGATCGTTCTCATATTCCACCGCGCCCGTCTCTGGGTTCAGGACAGGTCGAGCCAATTCAACTGTGGACATCTGCCCCTGCGATCCGATGCCCTTTAGCTTGCGGCCTGATTCAACCATGACATCTCGCGACATCGACAGCCAGATTTCACCGCAGCGCTTGATAGCCTTGGCCATGTTCGACATGTAAATGTAGGTTTGCATATCGATCTTGCTCTGGATCAACTCCACGGCCTTGCCAGAGATGTTGGAAACCATCTCTTCCCCGGCCTGCTGGTTGCCCAAAAGATCGTTGATGTCCTGCTCGGTGATCTGCAACAGGCCAGCCAGTGCGGGCGGGATTTGCGGTGGCTTGGTATATGCCACCGGGCCAGCAAGAGCCTCATTCCCATTCGCATCCGTCATCGTGTTGATGAGCAGATAGGGATAGTTCTTCAGGTTGTCCTCGGCCCACATGATCTCATAGCCAGCGACTTGCTCGGCTGCGAAGATCGGCTTTTCGGTCGTGGACAGCGCAGAGATTTCGCCCAACTTGGATAGCTGCATGTTCTTAAGGCGCTGCGCATCCTTGGCCATGCGAACGTGGCCCATGCAACGCTCGATGTTGTCAATATACCAACGCTTGCCATAGACAGGCACAATCGGGATTTCAGTGCCAGCGATATAGCCGCTGTCTTCCAGAATGCCATTGCCGCTCATGATATACTTATGCACCTTGCGGCGCTTCACGCGCTTCTGGCGCACCTCAACCTGACCCGTGGCCGTCAGCATGTTCTCAAGTTCTGGATCGTCAGCAAAGTCTTTCTCGCTGTAACGGGTTTCTTCGCCGTCGATAGATTGGAACGTGCGGATCAGTTCCGATGCTTCCTCAACGCGGAACACCTCAGCGATGAAGATCATGTCAGGCGTTGACCAATCGAATTCATTCTGGTGAATTTCGTGCGGCCATGTGTCTGGATCGTCGTTAAACTCTTTGCGGTAGGAATCCCGCGTCATCGAGGTCAACACGAAGCACACCTTAGCATCAGACTTGTCTTGGCGCTTGGCATCTAGATCAAAGAACACCGTTGTGTCAGCATCATAGATCGGTTCAATCCGAATGCGCTGGTTTTCGTTCTCTTCGTCATACTCGTCTTCGTATTCGGTGCGCAGACGGAATGCACCAAAGCCACCGCCCACCGCTTCCTCAAAGGCATTGTCATAGGCTTCGTCAGCACCGCTGTCTTGCTCATCTGCACGGAACAGCATGTCACAGGTGTCGGCCAGCTTATCGTCTGACGTGCCGTCCTTGCTAACGAAGTCCACCGTGATGCGGTTGTTGCGGTATTCGTTGATGATCCGCATCACCGACAGGTGGATTTTGTTCACCTCAAAGCGCGGCTTGTTGTTGAACTGCTCCGCAAGGTTGCCTTCCCACTGCGCCCCGGCGATGGAATAAAAGCGGCGGTCCTCAAGGCATTGCAGACGGCCTTCACGCATGGCGCTTTGAATGTCGTCGAACTCTTGCAGCGCATCCTGATGCACTGTTGCAAGCCGTTCGCTTCTGGTCATTCTTGCCACGGCAGTTCCTCGCAATTCATTTCGCGCCATTATAGGCGCTTTTGGCGGATAAAACAATCACCTTGCCATCGGCATCATCGTGACCACTGGCCGGGCCTTTGGCTTCTGCTGTGCGTTAGCCCGCCGCGCACCTTCCAGAGCATAGCGCACCGCGTCGATCACATGGTTGTCGCGGTCCTCAAGCACGGGAAGAATCTTGCCCGTCATCTGATCGGTCTTGAAACTATACAGCGTCAGTTCGTCGATGGTGTGCTTGCAGCGAGGGTGAACAATGATGTCAAACGACTTCAGCCACTCAATGCCTTCCTCAACAGACTTCGCGCCCTTGACGGCTGATTGTATCTTGGGGAAGCCATTCTTGCGCATGTGGCTGATCGTCTCTGGTCTAGCGCTGTCTGCAACCATTGGCCATTTCTCAGCCTCTGGGATGGACATGAACAGCGAAGGCGTGTCGACGATCTCGCAGCCGACCTGATAAGCCTCATAGTCGATGTATAGCTTGCGGCCTATGATGTGGCAGCGAACGCAAACTGTCGGATCAGATGCAAAGCCCCAGTCTGCACCGAACCGATGGACAGCATCAGGCGGCGCTTCGAAGTCCTCTATCACCCAGTTCTTGAACACCCGCGTTTCGCTGTTGCGAACATACTGGCCCTTCCAAACGTGCAGATACTTGTCTGGATCACGGCGCAGATCATATTCCATCTCGTCGCGCAGAACGTCTGGAAACCACGGATTGTCGGAATAGTTGACCTCGACCACGATGCTGTCGGTTGGGGCGTTGCTTCCACGAAGTAATGATTCAACGGGATCGTCCTCATAGCGTGGGTTCCAACTGAACAGCAACTGCGAGCCGGGCTTGCGGATTGTTGGGCGCAACAGGTCTAGGGAAAACTGGCTGATCGACTGCGCCTCTTCCACCCAAGCGATGTCAAAGCCTTCGAGCGACTTGATGCTGTCGGCTGTGTGGTTCTGCATCCCCTGAAAGATGATCACGCCACCATGCGGGCATTTGATCTCGGCCAGCTGCACCTCAAACAGATGGCCTACGCCCAGTTCTTGTATCTTGTTCTCGATCAGCTTCTTGACGGATTGCTTTAGTGACCTTTGCACCTCACGAACGCAGACCACATCGGTGCGCTTCATCACGCAGCGTTCAACGATCCATTCAGCAAAGAAGGTTGACTTGCCAGAGCCACGCCCACCGAATGCGCCGATGTAACGGGCGTGTTCTTTCTTGAGGATTGGAACGGCCCAGCGAGGCGTGTTGATGTTTAGGTTCATGGCGCTGGGTCAACAATGGTCCGCTTGATCTCGATCTGCATCGCACCGCCATCTGGCCCGGACAGTTCGTGCTTGTCGCGCTGGCCCAACATCTGCTTGCCAAGCCACACCAACATCGTCGGGTTGCCATCCTGTGCTGCCTTCCATTGCGCTCGCCGCAGCGATGCTTTGCCTTCACCGCTGTGCTTTTTATATAGCTCCGCAAAATTTCGTGCGCCTTCGATTTGACGCTCTTCAATGCGGCGTCCCAGCGTGTCCTCGCTGATGCCAAGAATGCCGCATATCTCCTCTGCTGTGCATAGCACGCGGATCATGTTAATCAGCTGCTCAAACTCTTTGTCGGTCATTGGCTTTGATGGACCTTTTGGGCCAGTTTTTGTCATAATTTCAACCCTATGTTTTTTCCTCTTCCAACAGTTGGTGGGCCTGCTAGACATGGTTCAACAACAAATGGAGAGCCAAAATGACACACAAAGAAACTGCGCACGAACGTAACTGCCTTAACAATGCTGTTAGCTTTACTGCAGTGCGGGGCCGGGGCGCACAACGCAACCGCCAAGACTTTGCCAGCTTTGATGCAGCAAAAGCCTACGCCACGGAACAGGGTGACGGGCGCACGATGATTTATGCTGTGACTGCTCATGGTTCCAGCGCCCACATAACTAACGCATAACATGCGGGTCATGATGTAGCGCTTTCTGGATTTGGAGCGTGTGGATCGGTTCCGCCCCGTCGCCCTGCTGAGTGGACCTCAGTGGTTGCCTGCTTCACACGCACTTGCCCTCTATACATCCCAGCGCCCATCTCGTCAATCTTGCTGAACGGCAGGATTGGAACAGTTAGGCGTTGGCGTGCGTCTGGGTTTATGAAATAGACGTAGCGCAACTGGAATCCCGGAACAAATTCTGCGCCGATATTTTTGAACGGCGAAACTGTAGCACCACTGTAAAACGGTATTCCCCATTTTTCGCAGAGCCTACGTTTCAGTGCGCTGCCACCAGCTGATGCACCGCCATTCGTAATGGGTAGCGTAGCGTAGACTTCTCCATCAGGAAATCGAAGCATACTTGTGTTTTTTTTGATTCCTGTAAGCACAAACCCACTTGCCCGATAGATAGTTCCATCTCCGCACTGTGCGCCGTCAGCGTATGAAACTACCCACTCAATGTGAGGATAGTGCTTTCGGATCAGCCGCATCGCTACGCCCAGCGCCCTAGATTCGCTGTTTTTTGGCAGCGCTTCCGAAAACGCCATTCTGTTCAGTTCTAGAAATCCGTTCCATTGTGTCCCTGTTACGAACGCCATGCTTTTTCGTTTGTCCATTGAAGGACCAAATGACATTACGCCTTCGAGACGGTTCCCTAGGAAAACACCGAAATGCAGTTTGCTGTTTGGAACCACTTTGCCGCTGTAATGCACAGATTTGACAACGTCGTTCGCAGCCTTAGCTGAGATCGGCTTCACTATGATGTCCTTAGCTGACGCCATTGAACACCTCACAGATGCGCGCCAACGCATTTCCGTTGCCATTGTCGTTCCCGGTGTCCACGAATGGCCCCATCTTTCGTGCTTTTTCTATGGCGGTTTTTATTTCTTCCGCCTGTTCGTCATGCACAGTGAATGCCATTTGTTGGAACGGTTCTCTGTCCCCGTCCTTCAACGCTGGCATGTCGGTTGCTGCATCGTCATCAAACGAAAATGCTGCGATCTCAGCAGCGTCGAATCCGGTTAGAGTCACATCAAAATCTAGGTCTGTTAAATCCCCTATTTCGATTCGTAGCATTTCCATATCCCAGCCTGCGTTCAGCGCCAGCTTGTTGTCTGCGATGACGTAGGCTTTTTTCTGGGCATCCGTCCAACCTTCGGCAGTCATGGTTGGCACTTCATCAAGGCCAAGCTTCTGCGCTGCCAGAGTTCGCCCATGCCCGGCGATGATCTGCCCATCGGTGTCTACCAAGATCGGGGTGGTGAATCCCCACTCCTTGATGGATGCGGCGATCTGGTCAATCTGTTCTGGGCTGTGGGTGCGGCTGTTTCGCGCATAAGGCACAAGTGCTGAGACTTTGCGGCGAATTACATTATCGGCGGGCCATGCCTTTTGTTTCATTTTGTCCTCATCTCGACACATAGCGGCGTCGGTCGCTGCGGCATCTTACATCAGTTTGGGTGCTGTTTCAATCTGGCAACCTTATCAAGCACTGATAACCCGAATTCAGACGTTGGATCGAACCACCACAGCTGCTTTTGGCTGCGGTCTTTGTTGTCTGGGTTCCTGATGATGCTATGGACCCCTGTCTTTTCGTTCCGCACCCGTGCGATGGCGCCGATGCATGCGTTCTTAGTCATGCCAACCAGATGTGCCGCGTCCTTGTGGGTTAGGCCGACATTCTCGACGAGATGCAGCGCCATGAGGATTTGTTCGTCCTTCTGGCGGTCTAGCGTTCCATGCATTGGATTTCCCCTGCCAGTGCTAGATAGCCTGCGCCATCGATGTAGCTGTCAATGTGGTCTGGGTTGCCTTTGATGCGGGCAATCTTGAACAAGGTCATCATGATGGCAACGTCAAAGTCATTGAAGGTGGGGATTTCGCGCCCTTCCATCCACCAGCCCCATAGATCACCAATGTTTGAAAACGTGTCTTCCGCATTCCCATGCGTGGCGGCTCGGTCTTTTGTGATGTATTGGGTCGCGGTGCTTAGGATCTGTTCGCGGTTCATTTGTTTCTTTCCGGGCAATCACGCCCTTCGTTGCAGTTGTGGTTGCATGGCGGGCAGGTGTGGAGGCCATCTCGGTATTTCGTGGCTGCTGCCTTTATCCGCAAGATTGTTGCTGGGTTAGTTGAGTCTATGATCCGCTTGAAGTGCGATGAACTAAAGCCAAGCGCTCTTGCCGCTGAGGCCATTGTGGAAAAATGCACCCCCTCGATAGTGACGGGTCGCTTCTTTGTTGTGCCTAGACCCACCATGTCCATGCGCCCACGAGCCAGTGCTGAATAGATTGCTTCTTCTGTCACATCCATTGATGCCGCAGCTGCGCGGACTGTAGGAAACCTTTGGCCCCGAATTTCCACAATCATTACGACAAATCCTTTGGGCGTGGCATAGGCCGTGGGCTGACGATGACCTGATCGGTGTAGATGCAGCGCATCATGGTGTATTCCATGCCATTGGCTTTTGCTAAAGCAATAGCTTCATCCATCAGATCGCCGCATTCCAGATCGGGCGGCAGTTTGTAGCCAGACTGAGAGCCGTCGATCCATGTGATCAATAAAATTGCAAGCAGTTTCATTCCTGTGTCTCCCATAGTGCTTTGATTTTTGATTTGAGTGCATTGCGTTGGTTCTCGCGCCAAGTTGCAATGAAATCCCGTCTTGCCTCAACTGTCCTCAGTTCCATTGCGTATCGCGCAGCGCTGTCTAGCAGTTCCTCATTACACGCTGCGTTGTAGGCTTCTTTACTGTCTCTGCTTGGCAAGTAGACCTCGCCCATCCCCACTGGATCACCCACTTGCCAAACCCTCACAGCTTGATTGGTTTGCGGGCGATGTAGGCAAACTTGCCCGGCCCCAGTTTGCGCTGAAACAAGATGCACTTGCCTTGGTTATAGAGTTCCATTGCATCGGCCTTGTGCTTTCCTGCGGCGTATTCACCTATGTGATATACCACCTCATCGCCGCGCT